GCGGTGAACTAACTGATAGACCATGATTCCAACACGAGAAGAAAATCCGCACGGGCTCTATCGCCGATACTTTGTGACAAAGGCAAATGGCGATCCGGACGATCCGGACGATCCAGAAGCTGAGTATTTGGTCCTCCGAGTGGACCCCAACGAAAGCGACAAAAACCAGCTCCGGGCCTGTCGGGCAGCAGCGATGACATATGCCAAGGAAATTGCGCCTCACCTGCCGGGACTCTCTGCCGACATTATTTTGCGCTACTCTGGCGCGGTCTAACGACCCAACTCAGACACGTTATGACTAGACAATCGAAAGCGGCCACGGGTCGCGCGTTTGAGGGGCGCTTTCACGAACTCGTGGTGAGGCACGCTCTACAGACCGCAACGCTTGGAGAAGAGGCGAAGCTGGAACGATACACCAAACTGCGCCGCACGATGCTGGGCAACGACGTGCCGATCGACGAGCGGCAAGAATACCGAATCCGCTACTGGCTCAAGGAGCTGACGCGCTTCCGGCGGATGGACAACCGGCAGAAATACTCACCGGTCGCGATGCGTCCGCCAAACAATCAAAATCCAATGAGGATTTGAGATTTTCTATATGGGACAATTACACATACTCTACAACCTAGACAAAAAAGAATACATTCACGGCCATCGGCTCGGTATCGGGCTGAAGCTGATGGAACAATGTGGTTTCGAAAAATCCACCGCAACCGGACTCTGGCTGCTGCTCGCAAACAGCAACGGTCGCGGTGGCGGTGACGCTCTCGAACATCCCATGGTAGGTCGCTGGGCCGGTGATCGGATCGTCGTGCAGGGCGACTACGCGGAACCAACCGACAAGGCATATCTTACCGAGCAGGAACGCAAAGACTTCACCGACATCTCGGCAGAGATAAAAGCGCTGCTCGATGTCGAGTATGCCGAGTATATTGAGTAGGTGATGAGGATTTGAGATTTGAGGATTTGTGATTTGAGATTGGGGGGGCGGAACGGTGTTTGAGCCTACTGCGCATCCGGTGTTGCGGTTGCCCACGGCGGCCGAGGCTTCCGCCATGGGGGCTGATGCCTTGCGGCGGTTTTTGATTGAGCGCGAGGATCTGATCGACCGGGAGAAGAAGGACCCATTGCGCTTCGGGTATGACCCATGGACGTTCAAGCTGGCGGATGAGTTGTGGGGGGATCACTCGGAAATGTTGATCATGGGACAGAACAAGAGCGGAAAGACCGACTATGCGGCAAAGCGGGCGGTGAAGCGGTTGACGGAGGCCCCGGACAGGCTGGTGGGGATATTCGAGGCGAGCGAGCAGGCCGTGATTAACAAGCAGATGCCTTTTTTGTACCGATATCTGCCTCGAGAATGGCGCAATGTGGGCAAGGAGGGGCAGACGGCTTATGTGAAGTATTCGAAGCAGAATGGGTTCAGCGGTGGGAAGTTTACCCTGCCCAATGGGAGTCAGTGTTTGTTTTTCAATTACAAGCAGGACCCCGAGGTGTTTGAAGGCTATGCCTTTGACTTGCTCTGGTTTGATGAGCTGGTGCCGCTTTCGTTTTTGGAGGGGCTGGAGTTTCGCCTGCCACGCGGCAGGCGGCTGGAGATCATGGTGACGTTCACCCCCGTGACAGGGTATACACCGACGGTGGGACGGTATCTGGCCGATGCGCAGGTGGTTCGGACGCACCCTGCGCCGCTGCTGCCGGAGCGGCCCCGGCCGTATGTGAAGGACTGTCCGCCGCAACACGTGCCCTTGGTGATGCAGTGCAAAAAGGAGGATGCGTGCGTGGTGTTTTTTCCGTGGGGATCGAATCCGTTTGGTTCGAATAAGGAGATTGCTGACAAGTTAAAGGGTGCGCCCGCGGCGAAGATACTGTTGCGCGCTTATGGATGGACGGAGAAGGGAGTGAACGGGGCTTTTCCGAAGTTCAGCCGTAACGCGCATGTGATCACACGGAAGCGGTTTGAGGAGCTGGCGGAGAAGGGGGTGACGCGGTATTGTGCCTGCGATCCTGGTGGCGGAGCGAAGGCGTGGTTTTTCAAGTGGTATGCCGTGACTCCGGCCGGGCATGTGATTATTTACCGGGAATGGCCGTCGGTGCATGAGTGGGGCGAATGGGCGGTGACGCCCGGCGGGGATATCAAGACGCGCCGCTGGGACTGGCGGCCCGGCCCGGCGCAACGGGCGGAGGCGGGCGCGGGGATCACGCGCTATAAGCAGATTATTCTGGAGCAGGAAGGGTGGCGCTGGGATGAGGCGGCCAAGTCGTGGGACGGAACCCACGCGGAGCCGATCGAGTTGCGGGTGATGGATCCGCGGATGGGTGGCGATCCCGCACCGGCTGCGGATGAAGGCACATCGATCATTGCGTTGATGGGTGATGAGGCTGTGGATTCGGAGGGAAACGTGACGGGGCCGGAGATAGAGTGGATCCCGGCGCCGCCGGGTGTGTCGGGCAGCCGTGTGCTGGATACGCTGCAGATGATTGCGGAGAAGTTGGACTGGAACGACGACGAACCGGTGACGGTGCTGAATTGTCCGAAGTGGTATGTGGTGGAGGACTGTGAGCAGACGCTGACGGCCTATGCTGAGTATGTGGGACCGCCGGAAAGCACGGAGAAGGACGCGCTGAAGGATGTAATTGATCCGGACCGGTATTTTGTGAAGACGGATGTGGGGTTTGTGGAGCCGGGGCAGTTTGCGAGCCGGCGGGGAGGGTGTTATTAGTGACTTCCTTTACTTCTTAAACAAATGAACGAATAAAGTTAGACTGCGTAATGTATGAATGCAAAGACTTATAAGAAACTCACCGAAATGGTGAACCTGTCGCTCTCGGAGTTCGAGGAGCGTATCAAAGAAGTGCCGGCCAAAGACCTGGCCATCGCTGCAGCCATCTTCATCGACAAGGCGTGCGCACGCGGCGCGATGTGCATCGGCGGAAAGGCGTGTTTGTGTCCAAAGCATCGGCGTGCGAAGCGGTCTAACACGTGATTCTGTGAACGGTTGTTTGTATATGAGATTTGAGGATTTGAGATTTGAGAAATGGAGCGCCTGAAACGGGGCTGGACAAAGGTGCCAATGAGTGGCAATGAGGGGTGAATCATGGCGGAAGCGAGTTTGATGCGCAGGCGGGCGGCGATGGAATTTCTGGAGGTGAGTGACCGGAAGTTTCGCGAGCTGGTGCGCGACGGGCTCGTGCGGCCCCGGCGCTGGAATGGGAAGGGCCGCGGGCTGTATGTGCGCGAGGAGCTGGAGCGGCTGCTGGAGCAGATGACGGTGGACGGTGGACGGTGGACGGTGGACGGACGACAGATGGCGGAGGTGGGCGCGGGGAACCGGAGATGAGCTTTTATGGACGAGACAGGGATTGAGGTTTTGGACGGGCCTTCGAAGGAGGCGAAAGAGTCGGGCCGGGCGGTCTGGCAGGAACTGGCGGATGCCGTGAATGACGCGGTGACGGATGCCGGTTATGTGCTCGACCGGCTGGAGGCGGCGCATGATACGCACTTTTGCCGGTGGGAAGGGCAGAGTCTGGACGGACGGAAGCACCTGGAGGATTTGAACAAGGAGGCGTTTCCGTGGGAGAATGCGAGCGATACGCGGGTGCGCATGAGCGAGGATATCGTGAATGATGAGTGCCGGCTGTTGAAGGCATCCGACCGGCGGGCGGAACTGCGCTTTGCCGGGGTGGATGGCGAGCCGGCCGATGACAAGCAGGCGGCGAAGGCGAAGAAGGTGATGAAGTGGGTGCTGGCGACGCAGTTGAAGCGGGACCGGCGGCGGGAGTGCGAGCTGGCGCGGCAGTGGCGGCAGACGTATGGCTCGAGCGTGACGTGGGTGCGCTGGCATGAGGAGCTGGGCACGGAGTCGAAGAAGGTGACGCTGGAGGGTTTTGTGCAGTATATGGCGGAGCGGCGTGCGTCGGCCGGGGAGCAGGTGGATGGCGCCCAGGTGCTGGAGGATGCGCACGACCTGGTGTTTAATGACGGGCGCAAGGAGGAGTTTCGGGCGGTGCTGGAGGAGTGGCACCCGGGGGCGGCGGCGAAGGGGATTCGCGAGCTGGTGAAGTCGCTGCGCAAGACCGGCGCCGGGGAACTGGCGGTGCCGTTTGTGCGCAAGTCGGGCCCGCGGTGGCGGGCGCTGCAGGTGTTTGTGGATGTGTTTTTTCCGCCCGAGGTGGATGATTTGCAGGATGCGCCGTGGATCGCGGTGCGCGAGCTGGTGACGGAGGCGCAAGCGCGGGACCGGGATCTGGTGGAGGACTGGGAGGATGGATTTTTGGAGGAGTTGCTCAAGCATAAGGGGAAGAGCGGCTTGGGCGATGCCTGGGAGCACAACGGGCTGCGGGCGCATACGGCGACCGGGTGGCGCGGGCCCGGGGATGAGAGCGTGGGGCGCACGGATGAGGAGTCGCGCGATTTGTGCGAGTTGTGGAAGGTTTTTCGGCGGGCGACGGATACGGAGACGGGGGTGAGTGGGATTTATGTGACGTTGTTTTCCGCGATGGTGAAGGACATGGCGGCGGTGGAGGATGAGCTGCTGGACTACGCACATGGGCGGCTGCCGTTTGTGGAGCATGTGCGGGAGATGAAGGTGCGCTCGATCGTGGAGAGCCGGGGCGTGCCGGAGATTGTGATGACGTGGCAGAATGAGGTGAAGACGCAGCGGGATGCGCGCACGGACCGGGCGTCGATTGAGGTGCAACCGCCGGTGGAGGCGCCGATGCTGGCGCAGAAGAACCGCCCGGTGTTCGGGCCCGGGGCGGTGAATTATACGCGCTCGCCGGGGTCGTTCAAGTTCATGCCGATAGGGGGGAATGCGAGCGGCGCGGTGGAGGTGGAGGCCGCGGTGAAGGATGATGTGAACTGGTTTTTCGGGCGGATCGCCGAGACGGTGCCGGCGGCGCGGCGCCAGGTGTATCTGGAGGGGCTCGTGGATGAGTATATGGGCGAGCAGGCGGAGGTGCTGCTGCAGACGTGGCAGCTGTGTCAGCAATTTCTGGATCCGAATCTGGTGCGCAAGCTGGTGGGTGAGGACGGGCAGCAGGCGCAGCAGCCGGGCGGGAACGGGCATGAGCCGGTGACGCCGGAGGAGATCCGCGGGCAGTTTGATGTGTCGCTGGTGGTGGATGTGCGCGACCTGGACCCGGAGTTGCAGGCGATGAAGCTGAAGATGGTCAATGAGATGATCCTGCCGGGGGATGTGGGCGGGGTGATCGACCGGGCGCGGTATACGCGGCGGCTGATGTATATGATTGATCCGGAGCTGGCGGACGAGGTGGTGCAGGATATCGGGAGCGTGCAGCAGCGCGAGGTGGAG